TGTACCAGATGATTTGGATGCGACTGAATCGGATGCAGCGATTGAATCGTTTTGTCACAGTATCGGTTTGAATGGTACTTGGAAGCGTACAAGTTACAACGGAAACATTCGTGGAACATACGCTGGTATCGGGTTCACTTACGATAGTGACAATGATGTGTTCGTTGCTCCTGTAGTGGAGGATGTTCCAGTTGTTGAATAAAATTATGTCTCGTGAAGGTCGCAAATATATTTATATTGTGTCCCTCGCCGCTATTCCTCTTTTAGTGTTTTATGGGGTTATTAGTGAGGATGCTGCACCGTTGTGGATTGCTTTCGCTGGCGCTGTTATTGCCCCAGTCATGGCTTTGTCGCATTTGACGCCTGAAGATACTAAAGAGTAAACGTCATGTTGTTCCCTGACTCTATGCTGGATGAGTGGATTCTGGCTCTGGCTGCTTTCATTATTGCTGTGGGTGTTATTTGGAAAGGAATGTCCAGTATTTACACAATAGTGAAGCGTATGGAGAACACTCTTGGGGTGGATGAGCAGGGTAGAACGATCAGCGAGCGTCTTGATCGTGTTGAACATCAGTTGTTTCCTAACGGCGGGTCGTCCTTGACAGACAAGATCAACCGTATAGCGTTTGAGCAGCAGGACATGAAACGTGAACTCGATCTAGTGAAGGTGCAGGTTAATGGGTTATCTGAAAGAGGAAAGTAGCGAGTGCGCTGTTCCTGAAGATCTTGATAACAACATCCAATTAGAGGTGGAGAAGTCGTGGCTTTCCGTAATAGGCTTAAAAAAGCGTTAGATAAAAACATCCCTGATCGTGTCGTGTACATGAAGGGTTGGGGTGTTAAGCAGCGGGGTTCTTGGGCTGGTTCACCGGCTCTTCCTGTTGCTTTGTTGCTGCACCATACGGCTGCTGCTGCTACTGAGTCCACTAGCCCTACCGCTAAGGGGAATCAGAAGGGTGCTAACAATGGGGTGATTAACTATATTCAGAATCATTTCAAGGTTCCAGCAGCGAATTTCACGCTGGATCGGGATGGGACTGTGTATGTTCATTCTGCTTATCCTGTGTGGCACGCTGGGGTTGGTTCGTTTAAGAAGAAGTTCCCTTGGGAAGTTTTCGGTATACCTGACGATATGGGTAATGACTACATGCTTGGTGTGGAGATCATGTCTAAGGGGAAGAAGAAGGACTTTACTGCCGCTCAGAAGGCTTCTCTTGATGCTTTGCTGGCGGCGTGTGGGGATGCTGCTAAGTGGCCTGCTGCTAAGGCTAAGGCTCCTGTTCGCCGTCCGAGGCATAAAGATTGGACTAAGCGGAAGATCGATATTTTGTATGAACAGCCTGAAGTTAGTCGCTGGCTGACCTGATGCGTGTCTGGCTGATCAGCGACCTTCAGGTTCCTTACCATGATAAGAAGGCTGTTGATGCGGTAGCGGAGTGTATTCGGGATCTTCGTTCCCCTGACGATATTGTCGTTACGGTTGGAGATGAGATTGATTTACCTCAGATTGGGCGTTGGACGCAGGGTAAGGCTGGTGAGTGGGAGCGTACTCTTGGGCGTGACCGTGACCTGACCGTGGAGATATTAGCCAATCTGGGGGTCGATCATTGTGTTAGGTCTAATCATACCGACCGGCTGCTAAATGCCCTTACAAGCCGTCTGCCGGGCCTTCTAGGGCTACCTGAGTTAGATCTGAGGAACTTCCTGCGCCTTGACCAGTTGGGTATCACTTATCATGAAGAGGCTTTCAGGGTAGCGCCTAACTGGGTTGTTATGCACGGGGATGAGGCTGGTGTTAGTGGCGTGCCGGGGCAAACCGCGTGGGGTCTTACCCAAAAAGTTGGAATGAGCGTGGCATGTGGCCATACACATCGTGCTGGTATCCGTCCTCATACTCAGAGTGTTAATGGGAGAATCACCCGAACCTTATACGGTATGGAAGTTGGTTGTCTAATGGACTTTAACCAAGCGAAATACACTAAGACCCACAACTGGCAGCAGGGTTTCGGTATCCTGTATGTGGATGGGAAGAAAGTGTCCCCTAGCCTTATCTATATTGACAATCGTTCATTTGTTGTGGAAGGACATCGTTACTCATGGTAGATCCGACAGTCGCTGTTGATGCTATACGGCTTATTGATGAGGACAGGAACGATTCATATGGTCCTCCAGAGGAGAACCTGCAACGCATAGCAGACATGTGGAGCGGGTATTTAGATATCCCTATCACTAAAGAAGATGTCTCGCTGATGATGGTTCTGCTTAAGATCAGTCGCTCTAAGGCTGGATATAGCAGGGATAATGCTGTTGATGGTGTCGCTTATTTCCTTATCCACGACAGTATGGCGAGGTATAGTCATGGCAATAAGTAAGAATCTTATAGCGAAAGTTACTTACGGAGATTTGCGTGTGGAACTTATCGCTGAAGGTGCATCGTGGAATCCTGATGTAGCGGATGATCTCATCAAGCGTGTGAATAACTTGTGGAAAGAATCATTAAACTCGATGATGGAAACCAACGCATGGAAATTGGTGGATTCTGATGAAGAAGATGACTGATGGAAGAACCTTTAGTAACCTGCGATAGGTGTAAATCTCCCGGCGCTACAGCCTATAGAGGCTGGCAATTACTGTGTAGTTCCTGCGCTCACGAAGATGACATAGAGTTTTGGGAAGACAAGTTGGACCCTTGGGTTAGATGAAAGTTTTATTAACGTAACTGGGTGGTACAGTTTGCTGGGGATTTAGGCTCTCATGCCGTCCTCCAACTGGTGTTTCTAATATTAATACTAAGGTTGTAGAGAAGATAAAACAGTATTCCACTCTTTAGCCCTAGCCTCTATTGACCAGTCACGCATAACAGTCACCCATGCTGCTGCTGATGTTTGTTTCCTTGTCTTATAGTCAAGGTACATAGTGGCTGCTGACTTCCAGTTTTCTGCACTATCAGCAAGCATCCCTACCCCATCTTCGGATAGGAGCCTGTATTCGGGGATATCGCTAGCGATGAAGGGTATTCCTGCTGCTACATATTCTAAGCCCTTAATGTTGCTCTTAGCGTGGTTAAACGGTATGTCATTGAGTGGGACGATCCCTACATCAAACTTGAACCCTGAGGCGTAATCGTTGATGTGTGTCAGAGGGCTGGTTGTGACTCTCCAAGGCTCTATCCCTGCTACTTCAGCGAACGATGGTGCTTCTTCGCTATGTCCCACATGGTGGAACTGAAGGTTATGTTCTTTAAGAAAGTCTGGTAGCCATTCACGCAACTGCTCAAGATCGTTATTCCTGTAGTTAGTCGCACCTGCCCAACCAAAAACAGGCTTTTGTGAGCGGTGCTTTCTACGCTCGAACTGTTTCATGTTTACCCCATTACGCACCATGTAAACGTTGTCACGCTGTTGAGAATAAATCTCATACAAGTACGGGGTGGAAACTGTTACAGCGTCTGCTGCTGCTATTACTTCCTGATAGATGCTGCGATTAGCGATCTTGTTTTTCTCAGGATCAGTAATGTCATAGGCTATGTTTGCTGGGGTAAGAGCATCATGGTAGTCATCAATATCGACAATGATTTTTTGCCCAAGTGACTGTGCTAGTTCTACTTGCTTAGGTGTCCAACGGTTCATAAGGAGTTTAAGAACAACTGTGTTGAATCCAAAAATCCCTGTGTGCTGTGTTTTTTTAATACCAAAACCTTGCTTAGGATCCCACGCTGGCAGCCCCATGCGTGCTTTAAGACCAGCGACTGTCATTGGCAGAAGGCAACGATAGTAAGAACATCCTCCGGGAACTATGTAAGGGAACTTCCCGCTGTAGTCGGTTGTTACGAACGCGATAGCCATTAGCCTATGAATTCGTGGCATCCGCATTTGCATTGACCATCCCTATGGGCATGTCCACACGCAACGCATTTGTTTGGCGCTTCCTGAAGCACAGGCACAGGTACTGTCACAGATTTTTCTGTCACAAGAGGTTCGGGTTGGGATTCAAACTCTCCGGGTGTAGCACACTCTATGTCTTTCCATGTTTTTTGTACAACGTGATCTCCGCTGTGTCCTGCTGGGTGTTCGCAACGTGCGCCGTCTTTGTGGAAGGCCCAGCATTGTTTGATTTCTTTTTCCATTTTTCCTCCTATTAGTGTTGTGAGTGGGGGGCGGGAACAGGAGGGAACCTTCCCCCCACTCACTTTCTCAACCTACCAGCACTTAACCGGGGGGATTAAGCAAGGTTTCTGGCAGGGAGTCTATCTCGCTCTCGCTTTGCGAATGTCTAGACGAGAATATCCTTGTTTGTCGAAAGATTCAACTCTTGATGGCTGTACTTGCACCCATCTTACTTGCCATTGTCCTGTGGATCCATTGACTCCGTGGAGCATTGCTGATGCTTCTGTTTTCATTTGTTTAGCGGTTTTCTCCATGTTACGGGCTTCCGTGTACATATCTACCGCTGATACTAGATCCTTATCAACGATGAGTTCTCCACCATCAAAGGTTTCTAAAGCACCACGGCAAGCGGTGAAGTGTTGGCATA